TGAATACACCAGTTTGTGTTGTTGCCGACAATATATCACCGGCAGTATATCCAGTACCAGGATTAGTAATAATAACTGCTGGGTCATTAACTACTCCGCCGACACTACCAGCACCATTGATATTGATGTTTGCTCGAGCACCGGTACCAGTACCACCAGTTAGTGGTACATTTTCATAGATGTTTGGTAGATAGCTGGCACCCGGTGTTAATGCTCCGAGTGATGAAATTCCGCCTGCAAATGTTACGCTACCGCCACCTAAACTAATTGTTGGTGTTGCTGAAACAGTAAATGTTGTCGGGCTTGTGATAGCCGTAATTATTGTGTTTGGGGCAAATTGACCAACGCCGGATAACACTGTAGGTACCATGCCTGCAGCCAATCCAGTGGTGCTGGAGACAGTAACAACATTACCGGTAGAACTCGAACTAGATGTCGAAGTATATGCTGTAGTTCCAATCTGATTCCACGATGAACCAACTTTGACCCAATATGATAATGTGCCAGGATCTGTCTGGAAAACAATTGCGTAATTTCCACTAACACCATCAGCTGGTGTCGGTGTGTTTGCACTTCCGGTTCCTGCCGCAAAATTGTAGACAAAATTTGGTGTGACATGAACCCAAACTTCATTTGGGAATGTTCCTTGACGAACAAATAATCCATATGAAGATCCATTTGGTAATGGTGATTCATCAAACCAATATGTTCCAATAACAGCCGGGCTGCTCGGAGTAATTGGTGTTGGTTCTAATTGTGTGGTATTGACATCGGCACGGACAATTCTAACTAGGTTAGAAAGTCCAAGATACGAATAAGCAGCTAACAAGCCATATTCGTTTAATGGATATCCATTAAGCGCAGTTCCACTAACAGAATAGAAAGTTGGATCACCAAAAGTTGCCACTAAATCACGTTGCGAAGTAATGGACCAAACCTTACCAGCATTCGCTTGTGTTGTTCCTGGAGCAATTGTAGATTGGCCTGTGGGATCGACCTTATCTTGTTGTGTTGCGATGAAAATTAAGGGTACGGTTCCTGGACCAGCACCAACATTGATCGCTTGATCAATGACTGAAATACTTACGCCAGGTGATACTAATGTAGCCATTGTAATTTAACTCCTTTGAAGAATTATGATTCTTGTTATGAGTATTTATCCAGAAGGACGTTAAATACAACGCAAATAAAATTTCTACCTATATAATTTTATGAAGCTCTTGAGATAAATGGTAAGCCGCCGATCGCTGCATAGAATGAAATAGTGCCAATTCCGACAAAGGTTCCATTCTTAAAGAAGTAAATATTGCTTCCAAGGAGTCCAGAGATAACACCAATAATGTCCCCGGGACCGAATGTAGGTGCGGAAATTGCCGAAGTTGTCATGGAGTGAATTAGGCCATCACTGCTATAGAACGCACTATTTGGTGTTGTGTTACCACAATAGACATTTGGATCGAAAGTCGGACCACCTGCTCCACGATACCAGCCAACTGCGCAGTTAGAGATTCCGACCGCGATTTCCCAGCATACAGGATAGCTGTTAAATTGTGTGGTATTTTGTGTCGTTACGGCGCCAATACCGTTCAATGATACAGCATAATTACTATCAGAGAATGTTGCCGTTGATGGGCATTTAGTGCCAACCGTTGTACCAAATGTACCTGCCAATCCTGCAGAGGTAGTCATTCCTGCACCCGGATTTACAGAAAGTGCATATGCCTCGTAATTGGAGAGATATACAGGAATGTCGTGCACTGAAATACCCGTGGCATACGGAGTAAAGGTAGATGGTGCATCACTCAGTACTGTATACTCAGAAGGAGATAAGAGATCTGTACTTGCGCTGCCTGATGGAGTGACTACTGTAAGAATACCGGTTGTTGCGGCAGGTGAAACGGTTGCTGTTACAGAGGTAGAAGTAATTCCACTTAATGAACTAGCAGAATCTCCGTTGAATAGCACATCTGTTGTTCCGGATAAATTGGTACCTGTAATAGTGACTGTATCACCATTCGTACCTGATGTAGGACTGAATGATGTGATTGTTGGTGCTCCACCTGTAGAAACGCCAACAGTCACACTTCTTAAATTTGTGTTAGTAATTCTAACTGGCATAATACCCTTTAAATAATTAACTATTATTTATCTGAATATTGAATTCTTTACTGCTAGGGCCTGCTCCTTGAGATCTTCCATTGTTCCGTCGTTGTTGATTTGATAATCAACTTTAGCACCTACCCAGGCCCATTCGCTAAGATGTGCCGCAGAATATGTTTCTGTCATAATCTTGTTAGCAATGGAATTTCCCTTATTTGCCATAAGAGCTGTTTCATACCAAACTGGTTCCGGGCCACGTGTAATTCTAACTAGAACTCCGCCTTGATCTTGAATCCATTTAACTTCATTTGGGAAACGAACATCGCTGATAACAACGTGTTGATCTGGATTCTTTCGAATTCTATTTTCTAATGTCAAGAACCAAATATCTTCGTTAAAATGATTACGAAGAGTATTAGTGCCAATTAGCTGCAATGCTAAACGTGGACTAAAATTTGGAATATTTAATTTCTCGGACCACCACTGATCTGGAATTTCTCTCCATTCACGTGATTCCTTTGTATCGCCTTCGAGCATATATCGAGGCCAATCGAATGTGACTGCGCACATATCTTTCAAACTAGAAGCAAAACTGTCTTGTCTGAAATTGCATTCACTAACTAGAGTTGATGCAACTGTTCCTTTACCGCTATTGATAAAGCCTAATAATCCAAAAATCATAAAGAACCCCTAAGTTTGTCTAGTAGTTAGCCGACACGCTTAGGGGTTTGTGATTTTTTTGTTAGCTACTCTTATCCAATTACGAATGAGTAACCATCCGAACTTGTAACCAAATCTAATAATTGTTTTTCTAGTTTTTCCATCTCAACTTGAGCTTCTTGTTTGAGAGTAGCACCATTGAGAGTAACATTTCCAGACGGACCCGGAAACCCTCCTGGGAATTTATCTCTTGCTTCACCAAGCATATATTTTGCATATGCAAGTGAATAGGAACGTAACCAAGGACCTGTATAAGGATCAGTAATCAAATCATCTTCTGATTTGCTTGCATAGACACGAACGACCACTTCTTCATCAGCGGTTGGTCTACGGATAATTGTCAACTTCTTATTATTCGTATCCCAGATAAAATTGAGCTGACTTGCGAAAACTCGTTCAGTAGTTTCAAGAAACTGGTTATAAAAGTCCCAGGTTGCTAATCCACCTGATCTATTAGGTTGTAATAGATAGATATTATAAAATGCAGCATCCACCGGGTCAAAATTGACACCGCCATTGGTATATGCACCGACACCACGACGATATAGACGTCTCACCTCTTGCACTTCTTCTGGTAGGGTATACTCAGTCTGGTCACGTGTGATGTGTAGGAAAATATCTTTCTCTAAATTGGCTCCATCTGATTGCTGACGCAACTTCTGAAGTCCGACGGTAATAGCAAGATTATAGTGTTCAACGTCAAGTTCAACATCAACCATTTGCGAACCGAGTAATAACTCGATCTGCTTCATTAATACAACTTTGGGCGTAACTTGTGACGACATGGTATATCACCTCCAGTGATACACTATTTATCAATAACCGAGCGTTACCTTCTTCATTATCAAAGCGTCATCTAAGGCACAATGAATATCGTAATCGTACTTCACAACCATTGCTTCTTCATCAAGGTCCGACACATGAATTGGATAGATGCCGCCTTCTAAGTCAAGATTTTCTGGCCACGCATCTTCTAACAAGCGTTCGAGATGAGGTAAATCCCAGGAAGGCGCATCGTTGGCAATGTAACAGGTTACGTTTCTGTCCTCAATCCAGTTTCCCAACTTTTGAGCACATTCAATTCTGGTCATTCTGTAATCCCCACCCTTCAAGAAGGGAAGTACATAGGCCTTGCAAAAATCGGAACAATCCGACACTTCATAGGTATCCGTTAGTTCGGCGTAGAAGAAGTTTTCGTCCTCGTCAACTAATGCAATACTAATTAATTTGTTTCCCGGAACTAAATCCGTAAATTCTGTATCTAAAAATAATCTCATTTCTTACTCTTTTCAAAATCGGAATAGGTACCAACACCACCATTCCAGTCTTTCCATTCTTTGGAAAATTCTTCCCAATTCCACCCGTACTTGTCAAAGAAAATTTCCCATTCACCGTCTTGATTGTTGGGCCAGGTTGGACCGATGCCACTACGATATAATTTCATCATATCATAAAACGGAATACGACGTGCAAGAACTCTGAATGTATCGTCTTCTGTCATTTATCAATCCTAAGAATTACATGGTGTTCGTTAAGCTTGCCCGGTGCAGGGATATCCAGTGTTGTTAATTCCTTTAAAAAGGTTCTTAACTTCACTTTGCTCGCCCTCTTAAAGTCTGCTAGACTCTCGACCGGCTTACGTAGCGTTTTTTCCGCGGAATCCGTGGAAAAATTCTCGAGACTTGCGCCTTTAACTGTCAGCCCGCGCTCGTCTGTTGCCTTGTATTGTGCGAGCTTGCGCGTTTTGGTGTTATAAACCCAGACTTCCTTAGAACCGATAATATGTACAGGATTCAAACTAACGATACCAAGTGCAGTATCTTCTTTCTTGTATTTGAGTTTAGCTACCAACTTCTCTTGAGAGACTGGCTTCTTCTTACGCGGTGCACGTTCAACCTTGGCTACTTCTTGTGCCATCTCGCATGATTTTAACAGGTTCTTTAAGAAAGTATCAAATCTCTTCAATTCTGGCTTAGTGTAATTAGAGTATGCTTCAACTAGGTCTTTATCCTTGCCTTCAACAGCTCTCGAGATTTCGCCGGCACGTCTTTCGAAGATACTATACACATGGCGTAAGTGTGGAGCCTTCAAATTATTTGCTTTGAATAGATTTGCAAAATCATCAACAGTTTTCGGAGTAGCTGTTTTTCTTGCAAGATAGAAATCATCAATCCAGCCCTCAATCTCGCCGGCAACTTCTCGTGCCTTTTCTTTGAGTCTATCTTGAATTGAAATTACAACCTTTGCCGTATCAGTGCTGATCTTAGTAGCTGCAGATTTCTTCTTTTGAAATTCTTCTTCTTTCCTTATTGCCTCAACCTTTGCCTCTTCCTCAGCGATAACTTTTTCAAGCGCCGGCATCAATCCTGCCGCAATATTTTCCGGAACGTCTCCCTTGTGATTTAACACATAGGTATATTTTCCGATTGTTGCGAATCTATTTTCATCAATGTCTCTCATGATGTCAAGAAAACGGTGCTTTGGATCAATTTCTCTGACCCATTTTACTACCTCTTTCTTTAAATCAAGCGCCGAAAGTTCATAATGCGCGTACATAATCGCAGCACGGTAATTTGCGCTGAAGTTCTTATTGGTTCGTACAACATCCGAAAATGTTGGCCTCGGCCATTCTGTGAATTTTGTTTGTCTTGTTGTTGCCATTTGATATCCTCGTGATACTTAGCTATTTTAGCTTGGCACAAAGCAGAAACGCAACTAATCGTGGTTTAGTTGCGTTTCTTGGTGTTTTTGAGGATATTGTTTATTCGTCGTCTTGCTGCTTCTTATGCTTTTCTTTACGATCGTAACCCTTCTTCTCATGTGCGCCGGCACCTGAGGTTTTGGCATTCTTGGCTACAAAATTACGTGGTGGTGGAGACTTAACCACAACTTTCTTTGCGGGCTTTGATTCAAACAATTCAAATAGTCTCATATACACTCCGATTAAAGAATGGGAAAGCGGTAGCGAATCGCTTTCCCATGACGCCTGCATTCAGTCGCCAACAACGGTCCTAAAGGTAGTTGTTATGAGTATTTATCAGAATCTTTATTTTCGATGTCTGATATAATTTTCTAACAAGTACCTAATGTTTTCGGATCCAGTCGGGTTCTTGCTGTGGACGGTGAACTTGAAATTCTCCGGCATGGTGTGCGTATCCATGTCGTGTTCAACCAACCATTTGGCAAAATCATAACCAGTCGCTTCATCACTGTAGTCGCCAGCGTAATGCATTAATCCAAGATCGTGATCAAAACTAATCACATCCGGAAATCCATTCTTAAGGA